AAGCGTTTCAAGAATAGCTTCGCTTTCACGGCCATAGGCTTCAATCAACGCATCACGCGCAGTGTTAGCCTTTTCGATTGCGGCTTGATTGGCTTGCTCTATCGTCTTGAGGCGTTCTTGCTGATAATATTTCTCAAGCGTTGCAAATTCTTCAGTCGTTGCGCCAGCCTTGCGGAAGGTTTCAATCAGCGCCCCAAACTTCTTATCAAGATTACCAAGCGCGAAGGTAACAGGGTCAACGCTTCCTTCCATTGCTTTGAATACGTTTTCAAAATCGACAGCTTCAGCCAACCGTGACTCAACATCACCAAAGCCTTTAAGCAGCCGTTCAGTCCCTGCGCGAAGGCCACCAAGAACGCCAGAACGAATGGCGTTGTCGATTGCGAAAGCAACAGCTTCAGCCTCAGTAGCAAATGCAGTTGTTCCGCTACCTTTAGTGCGCCCCATCCCAAGGGTATCAACTACAAACTTATCTTTGCGTTGACCGATTGAAATATTAATGGCGTTCGTAATTTCAGCGCCAAGTGCCTTAGCTGCATTGTTCAAGCCGCCAACTACAGCGCCAGCCAATGTGTTAGCAGTTTCCTTGAACTGTGCGCTGTTGCCGACAATCGAACCAACATCTAACTTGCCAGCTGCAGCCGAAATGGTAGCGGATGCTGACTTAGTCTTTTTGAATAGACCACCAACTACACTGCCAAGAATAGAACCAGCAATAGCACCAATAGGGCCACCAACAGCACTGCCAATAGCGCCACCAATTTGTCCGCCCATCTTAGATGATTTAACGCCTACAGATTTCATAATGCCATCTACAGCCGTCCCAACCGCAGCGCCAGCACCAAGTTCTGATGAGCTAGTGCCAAGACCTTTTAGCACATCATCAAAGGTTGACTTGATACCTGAAAACGATTTGCCAATATCTGCCATGAAATCAGGAAAGTTCTTAGTCATAACGTCTGACAGTTGCTTAATGCCATTGCCAAGACTGCCGCCAATTACGTCAGCAATCATCTGTGCGCCATCAGTAGCCGTCTTTAGGTTTTGCTTGAGAATACGTGCTTGCTCTGCCGCTTCCTGTTCACGGAAACGGGCCAACTCCTGCATTGTTTGCTCAAGTTCTTTTTTGTCTTTCTCTACTATTTCCTTGAAGCGTTCTTCATCCTCCTTGCGAAACATTACGTTCACTTCGGCTATCATGTTCGCAGTTACTTTAGCAAATTCTTCGGCTAACTTTTCGCCAGCAGTTTTACCCACTTTACCAGCTTTGTCCTTGATAGCTTTTTCAGTTCTTTCGTCGATGATACCAGCAGCACTTTCAGCGAGGCGGTCTTTTGCTGCGCCAATAATGTTTGTGCCGATAGTGTCGCCTATGGAGCCTATTGTAGCACGGGCTTGAGCGGTTGCATTTTTAATCTCACCAACGAAAGCGCCAGCAGCTTTGTTAGCCGCTCCTGCGTATTGGTTTTGCAGTTCTGGAATATCAATTGTGCTAACCAAAGATATTGTCGGCATTTGCAGCAACGACAGAATTTTATTAGCCTGTGTCACTAGCTTATTGATTGCACCAATGGCTAAGTTAATCATGCCTTCAAGACCACGAATAGTCGCGTTCACGGCACTAATTACAAGGTCGCCAAAAGCGGCTGGGAGCATATCCCAGACCTTGATAATACCCCTATATGTTCCGACAAACACGCCATAAAGAGCAGCAGTCAAGTCAACAGCTACATCCGCGATGCCTGAGAACAATTGGCTAAAGAATGTGCCTATTGCAGAGAATACCCGTTGAAGGCCCAAGCCATCAGAAATAGTTTTCCAAACGCCTTTAATAACATCCATTGCCGTAATGCCGACAGGCCCAAGCTCTTTCATCTCTTTAGCTGTTAAGTTAAGGCTTTTAGCATATTCCTTTAGAGCACCACTTTCCTCGACAGAGCTTTGGAAGCTTTTAAATGCAATATATGCAGCCGTAGCAGCTACCGCTGCCGCAAGTAAATATGGGTTGGTAAGCACAACCATAGCCCCAGCCGATGCCATACCAAGCAATGCCTTGGTCAGACCGCCGACACCCAAGCCAGCTTGAGCCATGATGCCGCCAATTTGCGAACCCTGTTGGATAAAGACAGTCATTGGCTTTTGACCGCTAGTCAAGCCAACAAACATATCTTGAAGCTGAAAGAACAAGTTTTGGCTGTGGTGCGTTGCCAATTTGGACGAATTGCCCATCCCCGTTATGCCAGTGGCAGGGCTTCCAACCATTCTATTGGCGTTACGTTCGGTAATCAGTAGTTGTGCGCCAAGTGAACGGATTTCTTGCTGCAATTCAGCAGTCGGAGCTCTTGCTGCCGCCATGCGTATTTCTATGGCCTTTAGCTGTAGCGCCGACTTACCAATAGTTTCCAGTTCATACGAAAGGCCATTGATGTATTTGACAGCATCAATGGTGGCTTTGTTAGATGTTTGCAGAGCGGCAGACATACGATTGTTTGCAGCAATCATCTTGTCCATAGAAGCTGAGGTGCGGCCAGCACTATTTGACATTCCCTCAAGGTCAGCATCAGCCTTCCGCACATCAGTGCTGTCAACGCTAATCTTTAGGCTGGCAAGCTCGGCCAAAGTAGTTCCCCGTTTTTGTGGTCAATCTGACTTATGCCTGTTTATAGCACAATCAGCAATCGTTAAACACCTCTAGATGCGTTCAGTTTATTCGCAAAATCACGCATACCTTCTGACACCTTCTGTCTGCGCTCGTCATCCATTGTTTGAGATGGGAAATAAGGAGCAGGGCAATTGGCCGCAGAAGCTTCGGCAAGCATAGCAGCATATTGACGGGACAACTCTCTAATCGTCTGAGCCTCCCAAGGCGATAAAGTAATTTGACGATTAGCTTGATATGCCAACAAATCAAGTTCTTCTATCGCCACAGGTGACGACATAGGCATTGCTTTAACAGGCCCGACATCAAAAAGCATCGCTATTAAATAGTGACCAGCGTGAACCGATGGAAGTAATATGCTTCCTATCGTTTCACGCCTTGGCCGCTTTTTCTTTTCGGGTATAGTGTTTAACCAAGCCGATTGTTTTACATAAAGCGTAAGTTGGTCAATTGTTTCAGCGAAAAAAGTTAGCGCGGTTGTTCACAAACTCCTGCGCTTGGTCCTTAATCCATGTCCAATCCGTGTAAACCATCAGCACATTGTCAGGCGTTGGCTCTAGGTCTTTGCCATCCAACTGGAAACCCGTCCATCCAGTTGTCAGCTTTACCATTTCTTCAATAATCTCATTGCCGATGCGTTCAGCATCAAACTCAATGTTTTTCTTGCCCTTGCCCATTCGGTTAAGGATTGCTTGCTGTTTCGCCAATTGTATTTTGCGATAAACAGTGCTGTCTTGACCAAGCAAAGTAATGGTCATGCCTTCAATTTCTTCTTCCGTTTCTGGATGAACAATTTGCAGCACAGCGCCTTTTTCAGCCTTTACGGGCTTTAATTTACTTAAATCCATTAGAAACTATCCTTCTAAATATCCGACTTTATCTTGGGTAGGCAAGTCGGATAGTGATTTGCCTACCCAAGTTCTGTTAGCAATCTAGCTAATTAGACTTTAACAATCGAGTTATCAATTTCAAGTGTGACTTCAGCCATTGTAATAGCGTCAGCGTTACCGACATTGGTCTTGTAGGACATAACTTGCGAAGTAAAATACTGGATTTCGCCGTCAACAAGAACAACCTTAACCGACACAAGCGCATCTTGGCCAGCGGCAGCTTCAGCAGAAGCTTGTAAAATGGCTTGACCAGTATCCGTATTAGAAAAGCCCATCGTTAATGCTACCGAACCGTAGTTAAGCGAACCACGGCGCTTGGCAACAATGCCAGTGGCGAGCGGGGTGTGCGTAGCAAGGGCAGCTTCAGCGCCAAACGAAGGCAATTCAGACAATTCGCCACAAGGTGAGAAAGTAAGCGCACCAAACCCAGCAGCATCATAAGTTGCGGGTGCGGTGGTCGAAACGGAAACAACAGTCCCTACGGACGAAACAATATCAGACATTTTAATTACTCCAATTGCAAATGGTTTGAGTGTTGTAACATTTTTTTATTGTCCCGTCATCTATCTTAGTTGACGCGCAATATCGTTGACTGTGACGCGAACCATCCCAGCAGGGGCTTGCTTAGACCAACCCTCAAATTCAAGCCGATAAATGTAAGGCAAGTTGTTCGTAATCCACAACACATTGCCCGTTGCTTTAGATATTGCACTCATAGAGCCAGAAATAGATGAAGAACCACTTGGGTCGGTTGCTTCCGTTATATTTGCGCCTGGGTTACCGATACTGGTAAACCAATTTGCCCTTGCGCGGCCTGTATCGACAGGCGTTTTAAGAACAATGCCCGTCAGCAAGTCTAGGCATATCTTACGCACTTCAGCGTCAGCAGTTTCGCTGGTCTTGTTAATAAAATTGCTTATGTCTAAATTAAAGGTGCTCATATGAACGCCCGATAAGCAATGCTGACAGGAATAACAAATCTATCGCCAGATATAAATGCAGCCGATTGTGATACGCTTTGAATGGTCACTGTAACGCTACTATAAGTGAACCTATCGCCACGCTGGAATGCAGCGGCCACAGTATCAGCAACATCCCTGCCAGCGCCCTTTCCAGCGTCCACAGGCGCATAAACAAGCACTTGATATATGCCTCCCAGTTCATCGCTTGAACCTGTGGCAATGCCTATAGGAATGGTTCTGCCTTGCAATAGGCTTTCGGACACATAGATTTGCCCAGCAACAGGTGTGAAATTGCTGTTTTCCCAATGCGTAGGCAAGTTAAGGGTGTCTAATTGCGTAGCAAGCGCAGCGGCTATTTGAGAATTACTCATCCAAAGATTCCACAAGTTGCATATCTATAGCCACCTTCTTGCCGTCATCCAGCTTGATGATGTAAGCTATTACATGGTTATACGTGTCGTATAGAACGCTGTCCAGAATGCCTGAGTCCCATTGCGATGGAAAAAATACGCGCTCACCCATAGGTATCATTAGTTTGCCCTTATCTGACAAATGTAAATTACATCTTCACCAGTAAGGCGAATAGGCTGCACGTTCATTATTCGGTATGTTGTGCTATCAACGGTCGCCAAGCAACCTACAGCGGGTCGCGTTCCAATTAGTTCAAGGACTAGGCGTATATCACCAGCTTGTATGGTCGCGCCGTCTATATCCTGTTTTTGGTAAAGCGCAGGGTAGCCCTTGGCTGTTATCGTCGTGCTAGTGTTGGTTCCAATAACCGCGCCTGTTATTGGGTCTGTCCCGCTATACACAGGAAAAATAATGGACACCGCTTCGCCATATTTAGCAAGCAGCTTTGATGCTGTTTGCGCTTGACTACTCATGTGCGAATAGGCCGAACCGCACCAAACCCACTTTCGGATGCAGAATTTAGGTATGGCGTAACCATTCGATTAACCAAGGGATAGCGTTGCGTTGGGTCAGAATAGTTTTGGTATTCAACCTCAATTACATCTATCTTTTCCCGCCTTACCCTTTGCCCTTGGTCAGCAAGCAAAGTCTCGCCAATTGAAGCGCGGAGAGCCATTTCAATACAAGCATTTACTACCTGTGTTGGCACAACATTGCTGGCGAAATTAAATCCATCAACAATTACGTTGTATCGCGGCCAAGAAAGCGACTGCGTTTCACTAACACGGTCACCTTTCCATGCGCTACGATATGTCGCCTCCAGATAATCCGTAGCGTTTACTAATGATTGCTGCTTGATAGTTGAACTTAATGCTGTCCAGCCCGTTATTCCACGGTCAGCAACATAAGTATCGGCGGCGGCAGTGCTTGCGTAGCTGTTAGCATTAGAAAGTCCCGCACCTGTTTCAACTACAAACGCCATGTATTAATCCTTTTTAGGTCGGCCACGTTTTGCTGCTTTGAACAACGGTTCCTCTGCTTCATACGCTACTAGCGTATCTTCTTCAGCCCCTGCATCAACTTGAGTTTCAGCGGCTTCAATGACTTCTTCTTCTACGTCCAACTTTTTATGCACTGGCGTTCCAGCGGGTGCAAAAATAGCATCAATGATTTTGTATCCCTCAGCTTGCAATTTAGCTTTGCGTGCAGAGTTAATCGGATGCGGTTCGTAAATAATTTTAGCCATAAAATACTCCTAATAGATTGGGGCCAGCACTTTACTGCCAGCCCCTCACTATGGTTTACAGGTCAGCGTCACCAATTGCCAAGACACCAGAAGTGTGCTTGATTGATGTAGCTACCTTGTCCCAGTTGGTTCCAGTTGCTAGTTCGTTATCGGTAGGCGACTTGCCACCGTTCGTAACGTCCCAGCTATAGCCCTTCAAAGCAAGGCCAAAGGTGTAATCAACTTGCATCGTTGTTTCAATACGGGTCTGACCGTTATTGGTTTCGATGTTGCTGATAACGTCACCGCCGTCATAAACGATGGCTGCGCTATCTGCCAAGCCAAGAACCTTTGACTTGTTAGGCGTGCCAGCAACATACAATGCAGGGGCGTCAGTCACGATGACAGGACGGCCAAGGATGTCTACAACTTGCACGTTTTGAGCAACAAACAACTGTGGAGTGTTGGTCAAGTTCTGCGAAATCAACTTATGATATGAAGCGCCGCTCATTACGTTAGCAACAATGTTTGACGAATGGTCACCAAACAAAGCGTTGGCGGAATTCATAGTGCCATAAGTTACAGCAGCCGAAGCAGAAACGTCTACGGTTGTTGCAGTGCTTTGGTTGGCGATTGCGGCAACAAGAGCAGCAACGGCAGTGTTAAGCTGGTCAGCCATAAGTGCTTCAGCAAAGTTACGCGATGCAACTTCAATGCCTTCTGATGTTGGCTTTTGCAACCAAGTAAGCTGCGAAGGCTCAAAGCGGATTGGGCCGAAACCACCAGCAACTTTTACGCCGTTTAGCTGAAGCTGAGTAAGGTCAGTTGCAGTAGGCGAACCCTGTGCAGCATAACGGTCAACTCGACGCTGTGCAGAGTGAATAGCAGCAAAGAACGACTCCTGATAGAAATCGCCGTCAAAGCCAGTTGTGGTCAAACGGAT